TCAAGAAGATGCCCTTTTCTGGGCTAATTTCATTCCACACGTAGGCAATATTGATGTGTTTTTAGATGACGGTGGTCATCAGATGAATCAACAAATTGTAACCTTAAACGCTATTTGGCCGAAGATTTCCATTGGCGGTGTTTACATGATCGAAGACACTCATACTAGTTACTTTAATGACTGGGGCAATGGCCTATATCGTCCTCATACCATGATGGAATATAGTAAGAAAATCATTGACATGGTCAATCTTAATCATTGGCAGGAACATCCTGCTGATCAAAATGTATTTAGATTTAATGATCTAGCCAGTGTAAGCTATTATAATAGCATGATTGTGTTCACTAAGGGTCAACAACCTTGGATTAGACCTAATCCTTATCCTAATCCATTAGCAGGACGTTGATGAAAAATTTCTTAAAGAAGCTATTTGGCATTGACAAAATAGAAGAGTCTATTGAGCTAATAAAAAAAGTAAAAGAAGTCAAAGAAGCCGAACTACTTCAAGCCAAAGAAGCTGCTAAAAAAGCTTTAGAGGAAGAAGCTATTGCTAAAATGAGTCCCAAGGAACGTGCCACACAACGTGGCGAACCTTGGGTTGGTGTGTTGGAAACACATATCAATAAAGAAAACGTTCGTAATGGATTCTTTGAACTTGACTGGAACGATGAATTCATTGTACAATTGAAGCAAGCAGGATACGGATACGACGCTGATCCACAAGAAGAAATTGTGGATCGTTGGTTTCGTGATCTTGCTCGCAATGTCTTAGCTGAGGAAGGTCAGGACATTGGACGTGGTTCAGGTTATATCAACGTAAACAAACTTAATAGCGGAAGATCCGAAGTCAAATGACATACATTTTAGTCGATACTGCAAATACATTTTTTCGATCTAGACATGCAATTAATGGCAGTGCTGATATAAAACTTGGTATGGCTTTCCATATCACGTTGAATAGTATTAAAAAAGCATGGAATGACTTTGATGGCAGCCATTTAGTGTTCTGCCTCGAAGGTCGTAGCTGGCGTAAAGACTACTATACTCCTTATAAACGCAATAGAGCTGAAGCCAGGGCTGCTGCTACAGTAAAAGAGCAGGAAGAAGATCGTATTTTCTGGGAAGCCTTTGATACTTTTAAAGATTTCATAGCAGAAAAGACTAATGCTACAGTATTGCAAAACTCTCAGCTAGAAGCAGATGATCTTATTGCTGGCTTCATCCAAGACCATCCTCACGACGATCATGTTATTATTAGCACAGATAGCGATTTTATTCAACTAATTGCTCCTAATGTACGTCAATATAACGGCATTACCGAAACTACCTATACACATGAAGGTATTTTTGACAAAAAAGGCAAACGTGTAATTGATAAAAAAACTAATGCAGAAAAAGACTTAATTGATCCCGAATGGGTGCTATTTGAAAAATGTATGCGTGGTGATCCTACCGACAATGTGTTCAGTGCTTATCCTAAGGTACGTAAAAATAAACTATTAGAAGCATATAATGATCGTAATCGTCGTGGTTTTGCTTGGAATAACCTAATGCTACAACGGTGGGTGGATCATAACGGTGAAGAACATCGTGTACTAGATGACTATGAACGTAATCGTAGACTTATCGATCTTAAACATCAACCCGATAATATAAAAGAACTCATTAAAGAAACTATTCACTCTAATGCTCAAGCTAAAAATATAAGTCAAGTTGGTATTAGACTTATGAAATTTTGTAATCTATACGACTTAAAAAGAATTACTGAAAATATTCAGCAATATGCTGAAGCATTTCAGGCCAACTATCCTAAATAAAGAGGTCATTATGAATGTTCATGCTAAACCAGTCGTAGATGGTCTACTCTGGATCGTAGAAGAAGACGGTGTTAGAATCGGCACTCTACACAAAAAAGAAAATAATCAATATATGCTTAGTTCAAGGAACGGTGAATTAGTCTTTCCTAAAAAAACCGATGTAACTAAACAATTTGGTAAGGAATTTTTTGTTAAAGACGTGGAAACCACCGTTTCAAGGGCTATGCCAAACGAATGTTATGGGTATCCTACTAAGTGGGAACCATTCAATAGCATTTATAACCTTAGGAAAAAACTTCCTTTGTTTACCAAAAGCAATCAAAGTAAAAGTTTGTTCTGTGCCGGCTATTATATTATTAAATTTCCAAAAAATTGGATCAAAAGCTTTTGCCCTAAACTAATTACCATCGAAAGATATCCTTACGAAGGCCCTTTTAAAACTGAGGAAGAAGCAAGGGACTCATTGAATAATGCAAAGTAAAACTATTAATACATTTCCTTTACAACAGTTCATTGAGCAAGTAAAAATTGCCGACATGAGTCAACAAAAAGAAATTAAACTAGATATACGTACTGCTAAAGCATTAGCATTTACTATTGGTGAAGTCAGTACTAAACTATTACAAGATTACGATAAGCTTTTAACAGAATTAAAATCTAACAATAACAATGACATATTTGAATTAAAAATGGATGGGGGTGGTTTTTCTTCTTGATTCTGAATAAATATATGTATATTCAGGATCACACAATGAGTCGCCCAAAACCAAAAATTTTACTAGAACATACTAATAAGAAAAATTTTAAAACTGACCAAATCCTAGAAGCGGAAGCTATTTGGGCTGTGTTCTATAACAATAAACCTTTTAACTTGAAAAGTTTTAGCAGTGTAATCAGTTATCCTGGACCTAAATATAAAAAGACAGCATTTAGCAATCCTGGTCATGCTATTAACTTAGCAAAAAAACTTAACTTAGAATTTCATTGCCAAGACTTTACCGTAGTTGTACTAACTTCTGGTCAAAATCTTCGTAATGAATAGTCTAACATATACTAAAATATTCCTAACAACTAAAGAAAAATCATGCGATGAAGTCAATGTGAAACTTCATCATAAAATTTGGTGGCAAAATACTCGTACTAAAGCCAAAGGCGGACTACGCCTAACTGACAAGGGCTACGAATTTTTGGTAAAAGAATTGGATTTGAAAGAATATGAAGTTCCATTTACCGAAGATATTGAACTGAGTCCCCAAATTATCATCTTTTTTGACCAGTTTTTGGACTGTCCTTACTATCTTACCCACCGTAGCCTCACCGTTTTCTCCGAGAAAAAGGCTTTTGAACTACATATGTTCTCCGATGATATCCGCAAATTTGGCTTGATGAAAGCCATGAAAGCTAGGCGATCAGACGAAAAACCGCTTGACTAGAACCGCAACTGGCCTTATAATAGAAACATAGCAGATTTATTTACTTACTAACAGAGGAAACAAGCTATGTCCGAGATTATTAGTCGCACCGTTGGCCCCCGTGATGCCAAACGTTCAATTCTTAAATGCTTCAACAAGAAGCGCCCATTGTTCCTGTGGGGACCAGCTGGTATTGGTAAGAGCGATATCGTCAAACAAATTGGCGAAGATATTGGCGCTCATGTTATCGACATCCGCTTGAGTCTTTGGGAACCTACTGATATTAAAGGTGTTCCGTACTTTGACAGCAACTCTGGCAAAATGCTTTGGGCACCTCCCAGCGAACTGCCTGACGAAGAGTTGGCTAGCCAACATAAACAGATCATCCTGTTCTTGGATGAGATGAACAGTGCTCCTGGTAGCACCCAAGCTGCCGCTTATCAACTGATTCTTAATCGTCGTATTGGCACTTATCGCTTGCCAGACAATGTGGTAATTGTAGCTGCTGGTAACCGCGACGGTGACAAAGGCGTTACTTATCGCATGCCTGCTCCATTGAGCAATCGCTTTATTCACTTGGAACTGCGTGTTGATTGGGACGATTACGCTTTTTGGGCTACCGAAAATCGTATCCATAAGGACGTAGTTGGTTTTTTGACTTTCTCAAAGAAGGATCTTCATGACTTTGATCCAAAGTCTGCCTCAAAGGCATTTGCTACTCCACGTAGCTGGACCTTTGTTAGCGAACTGTTGGAAGATGACGACACTGACGAAAACACCCTGACTAACCTTATTTCAGGTTCTGTCGGTGAAGGACTTGCTATTAAGTTTATGGCACATCGTAAAGTTGCCAGCAAGATGCCTAACCCCACTGACATTTTGATTGGCAAGGTTAAGAAAATGGAATCGCGTGAGATCAGTGCCATGTACTCATTGGCAGTTAGCCTCTGCTACGAGCTCAAAGACTCTAGCGATAAGCGAGCAAAGACTTGGGACAAACAAGTCAATAACTTCTTCCGTTTCATCATGGACAATTTTGAAACTGAGTTGGTTATCATGAGCACTAAACTTGCTCTTACCCAATATCAATTGCCCTTGGATCCGGACGAGATTGATTGCTTTGATGAGTTCCATGCAAAGTTTGGTAAGTACATTTCGGCAGCTACCGAAAAGAAGTAAAATCTACCACTTGACACCGCCTTCGGGCGGTGTTATACTATATACATTATATAGGAGAGAATTATGCAACATTCATTAGATCCCGTCGTTGACAAAATTATTGTAGCTCGTGTTGGGCTGTTACTAC